AGCCGGGGGCCAAGGGTCGCGCCGACTTCATGCGGTACCTCGACCACGCCGGGGTCGTGGCCCTGACCACCCAGTCCGCGGAAGTGCGGGCGACCTTCCAGTTGCCCAATCAGACCCTGCACGAGGAGCGCATCGGCACGCCCTGGTCGAGCCTCGAAGACGAGGTCGTGCGGGTCGTCGAGGCCCGGCTGGCGTCCGGCAACACCGAACTGATGTCGGCAAGCGAGGCTGCACACGCGCTGTGCGCGGCGGGCCTGGAGGAGAAGATCGACCTGCTGCGCACGTTCTGGACCGAAGACCCTGACGAGCCCCTGGTCATCGGCGCCCAGTACACGGCCAGCCTCGATGCCATCCAGGCGGCTATGGAGCAGGACGGCGTCACCTTCGTCCGGGTCGATGGCTCAGTGACCGGCGATGCCCGGGGCGAGTGCCAGCGCAAGTTCCAGGCTGGCGAGGTCCGGGTGTTCCTTGGCCAAGCCTCGGCGGCGGCCGTCGCCATGGACCTCTACCGTGCCCGGTTCTCGGTCATGGTCGACCACCCGTGGAAGTCAGCCGACTACTCCCAGTTCCTGGCCCGCACTGCCCGGCGCGGACAGACCCAGGAAACCCACCACATCGACCTTGTCGCCAACGTCCTGCAGGCCCGTGTCGTCGAACGCCTGCGCGATGGTAACGAGTTCAATTCCCAGGCTGCCGAATGGCAGGAACTCAAGCGAGGTATCCGTGGCTGACATCCTCCCCCCTACCAACGCCACTGGAGCCATCCACATGGATCACGCTGGCCACATCCTCAAATGGCCGAACAGCGACATTACCTTCGAGGGCCGTGTCGTTCCGAAGGCGCTGCACGGCATCGCCACGTTCGTCGCCCGTTCCGAAGTTCCGCTACGGGTGCGGCTCACCGATTCTACTCCGCCGCTGAACTCAGTCAGTCCGTTGACCATGTCGCCTGAAGTCTACTCGGCCATACGGCATCTGTTCGCAGTGGATAACCGCATGGCTGCGGTCCTGTGGCATGGGATCTGCCAGCAGTTAGGGCTGACGAACCGTAGATCCGAGGCACCCCCGGAGGTCGAATACGCGAAGGCCAAGCGGGACGCCCGGCGCAAGGCTGTCGCCGACCGGGTTCTGGGGCGGGCCGCGAGGACCACGACCGCGGCCACGACCCCCTCCAATGCCACCAACACTGTCCAGGTGAAAATCGAAGGTGAGTGGGTGGCTGTGCCGGCCACAGCCGATGATCCGTTCGACGTCGGTGCCGCGGTGCATAGAGCCATGGAAGAGCGCGAATACGCGAAGCGTCTCGCCATCCAGATGTCCTGCAGTGGGCGTTCTCCGGTCGCCTCCGAGCAGTGGGCTTGACACGTTTATATACTACTATCTAATCACCAAACCCCGCCAGCGCGAGCGGGTTCATCCTAATGCCCTGGAGTCGCGCACCAGGGTTCTCGAAGGACGCCATCATGGCTCTCAGCAAGTACACCAACCCGTCCCCCGCTGCCAAGGCTTCGGCCACCCCGGACGCGGAACCCACCAGCATCCCCGTCGATGCCGGTGTCACCAACGCCCTCGCCATGCTCGGCGGCACCAGCGGCACCGTGACGATGGCGGACGCCATCAACGCGGCGGTTTCCGCCGGCGGCAACTCCGATGCGGCTGACCGCTTCCCCCTCATCAACGTCACCGGCGGACCGTCTGGCGGCATGTTCGAGCCCCTGGCGACCATGCCCCAGGAACTCCAGGACGCCCTGCCCTCGGGCAAGAAGCCGATCCTGGGCGTGCTGATGGGCTTCCGCTACCACGCGACGGCATGGCCCGCTGGCTATGCCGACAACGAAGCCCAGGCCGCGGCCAACCCCGGCGGCGAGAAGTCCAAGCCCAAGCCGGTCTATGCCGTCGCCATCGCCAACACCGACGTCGATGGCGTCAAGTTGCTGATGGCCGCGGCGAAGAACTACCAGTTCACCAAGACCGTCGACAAGTCCAAGTTCGATTACGCTTCGAGCAAGGCCGGGCACCTGAAGCCGGCCCTCGAACTGCTGGTCTGGCTGCCGGGTGTCGACGCTCCGGTGGTCATCTCCAGCGCCTATGGCCACGGCTGCGTGGTCGAGTCGCTGACCAGCCTGCAGGCCCTGGTCGATCCCAAGACCGGCAGCATCGGGCAGTTCCCTGCGCTGATCCGCAGCGTGAGCCAGGAGAAGACCAGCAAGGCCGGGTACACCTTCAAGGTACATGCCTTGGAAGTGACCAACGCCTCGAACCAGGGCAACGCCGTCGAGGTCTGGAAGTCCTACGGCGCCTGGATCCAGCAGGCCGCGGCCGACCCTGCGACCGTGCAGAAGGTGCGCGACTGGCTCTCCGGGGCTGATCGCCCCCTGAACAGCGAGATCACGGCGGCCCTCAAGGCCTGCGCCGCGCTGTGATGCCCCGCCTGGGTGCGTAGCCCAGGATCGACGCCCCGGGGGAAACCTCGGGGCGTCTCTTTTCCTACCTTCATGGAGCCACCATGTCCAAGCCCCCCGTTTTCATCCCACGCTCGTCCAGCCTGGGCGCCTACCTGCTGTGCGATTACCGCGCTGCCCTCGACCGCGCTGCCATCGAAGCCGGCGAGGTCCCTGGGTGCAACCAGTCCAGCGCCTATGCCGACCTCGGCACCTGCATCCATTACCGCCTGCAGACCACCATGGGCTGCATCTTCCCGAAGGACCACGAGGGCCCGCCGGAGCAGGCCATCCTCGACAACGCGGCCAACCTGTTCAACAACGACCCTACCCGCACCGAGCAGGCCATCCAGAAAGCCGCTGGCCTCGCCATGGTCCACATGCCCCGTGCCCCGGACGGCCAACTGTGGCTGGCCGAACTCGCCGTGAAGGCTCCGCGCAAGCGGCTCACCGGGCACATCGACTTCCTATCCCAGGACCGCACCACGATCGTCGACCTGAAGACCACCAGCCGGAAGCCGGACCACAACCGGATGAAGGGCGAACACCTCGCGCAGTTGGTCGGCTACAAGATCATGGTGCCCGAAGCGACCACCGGGCACATCCTCTACGTCGATGGCCCGAAGGCCCAATGGGCGATGCTCGTCAGTGTTGACTTCACCAATGAGTATATAAAAGAGTATATAACGCAGATACACGACTACATCGGCTACCTCCGCAGCAAGCAGTTGTTCGTCCGCTGCACGCCGCGCATCGGTAGCCACTGCCAGTCGACGTTCTGCCCCCATGTCGCAACGTGCCGCGACAAGGTGCTGCCGCCCGCCGGTGTCCCGGTCGAGGTCGACAAGGCCATCCACATCACCAGCACGGGACCTCTATGAGTACGCTCATTTCCTTCAAGCCCGCCGACATGGCCTGCATCGACTTCGTGTGCGCCCGTACCGGGCTGAACCGCACGGCCCTGCTCCGCAAACTGCTGTGGGCCTATGCCCGCGGCCAGATCGAAGTGCCCGACCTCGCCTCCATGCAGGGGCGCGAGTACAAAGGCCCCACCACGTTGACCCCCACGACCCCCCTGCCCCAGGATCCGTAATGCCCTCCGTCTCCCTCATCTTCCGTGATGACGACCTCACTGGCTCCGTCACCATGGAGTTCGTTCCCGATTCCCCGGTCGACTTCTCGAAGCCCGGCGAACTGTCGCCCGCCCAGCGTGTCGCCAGCACCGCCGCGGCCCTGTTGTCCGACGCCTTCGTGAACCGGGTCGCCCCGGTCCCCACTCCCCCTCCCGACGCCGGCAGCGTCGAACCTAACTAACCAACTGCCGAGGAGCCCATCATGGCCAATCCCGCCCTCCCCCTCCCCGAAGTCCTCGTCCGCGCTGAATACGCGCTGAAACTCGCCGAGAAGCGCCTCGCTTCCGTCGAGGCCCGGTACGCGAAACTGGTGAAGATCAAGACCGCCGCCAAGGCCCTGGTGCGCAAGCGCACGGCCCAGGTGGCCAAGGCCGCCAAGGCCCTCGCCAAGTCCAAGGCTCAGGCCAAGTAACCAGCCGGCCCCCTGCCCCCAGGCTCACGCCTGGGGGCTTTTTCTTTTTGGTGGTTTCGACACCATGGCCCGGATGCCTGTCCTCGCCGCCATCGACTGCGACCTGCGCCGCATCCACGCCGTCCGCGCTGACGGGTCGATGATCTGCACGGGCGCCCCATCTCTCAACCTCGTGATGCTGGCCCTGGCAGGGCAGACGGGCGACGTGTTGTTCGAGGTCGCCAGCGCCCTCGACTACACGGACTCGAAAGCCATCGCCCACCAGAAACGCCGGTGGACCATCTGGAACATCGCCCAGGCCCAGGCCCTGCACCAATGGGGCTACGGCAGCGGGCTGCGTGTGCTGGTGGCCCCGTCCCATGCCTGGACCATGGGGTACGAACTCACCGTGCGCCACCGGCTGGCGAAATGCACGGCGAAGAACAAAGACCTCCGCGATGCCCAGGCCATGCTGTGGTTCCAGGCCCGGGCCCCTGAGAAATGGACCACGTTCCCTGAGTTCCTGGAGAACCTATGAGCCGCGACCCCTACATCTTCACCGGCCAGTACGACGGCGACGGCCTCGACCTCATCGTTCGCTTGCTCGTCAAGAACGAAGCGAAGCGGGCGACCAACGAGATCACGTTCGGCAGCAAACTGTGGGCCCTGGGCTGGGCGGTGGCCGAGATCACCTCCCTGCGTGCGGCCCTGGCGGCTACTGGGCAGCCCGTGCCGCGAGTTCCTTGCGAACTTTCTGAAGCCGATCCAACTGATCGAGCGCGTCTTGGGGAGCAGATTCGCCAGCGTAGAACAGCGTTGACTCACGGATCGTCGGTTCATTCCCGAGAGCAGACTGAAGACGCTGCGCTTCGGCGCGAAGCGCGTCGGCCCCAACGGACTCGAGGCCAGTCAGGAAGCGGACGCCGCCTGAAATTGGATCGTTGCTTACCCCCAGTGCCGCCCGAGCCGGAGAGCCCAGCGGAGTGAGCAGGCCCGCGGACTCGCCGATGCCCCACATGGTATCGGCGACGGTGCGCTCGTCCTTCATCGTGCGCCCCGGCAAGCGCGGATCCCACTCCTGCCCACGGAACAGGTCTTCGCCGGTGAGCAACTGCACCGCGGTCTTCGGCAGCGGATGCAGCATGGACCCCGGCCCCTGGCGCAGGGCCTCGCTCGCGGCGCCCAGGCTACCCAGTTCGGCCGGGAACAGGTTAAACACCTCGGCCGGGCTGCCCAGGCCCTGCAGCCGGGACTCGGCGCCCGTGGAGAGGCCGGATTTCGTCACTTGGTAGGGGGCGAAATCCGGTTCGTCCTGGGTGTTGAACAACGCAGCAGTTCCGGTCAGGGCCCCGGGCACCGCCGCGGCGAACTTGGCCTGCTGCGGGATGGTCTGCAGGGCGAACTGGGCGAACGGGAACCACGCACGGAGGTTCCGGTTCCCGGTGCTGGACACCGAGTAGTCGAGGGCCGCATCATCCACCCGCCGGGCGGCTTCCGCCGGTGGTACGCCGGCTTTGCGCAGATCCGAGAACATGGTGTAGCGCATGCGGTTCTCCAGCCCGGAGAACAGCGACTGCCCCATGTTAAACCCCTTGTTGCCGGGCACGAACCAATACTGCATCCACGACGGCATGCTGCCGCCGCGGGCGACGAGGTTGGTGCCCAGGGTTTCGCTCCGGGCGAAGCCTTCCAGGACGCCATGCTCCAGGGCCTCGGCCATCGTCTCGGCCACCTGGCTGCCGCGCCCGAGCCGGCGCAGTTCGGCGACTTGGCCCAGGGCCTCGCCTTTGCCGGTGGTGCCCGCGGTCTTCAGCAACTCGAAGGCCTCGCCCAGTTCATCCTTCGACACCCGCTTCCCAGTCATATCCGACAGCGCGTCGTTGAACGCCCCCCAGATGTTCCGGGCAAAGTACGCCGGGTCCTTGGCCGCTGCGGCGGCCAGTTGCGGGTCGGTGAGGCGCTGCTGCACCTCGGTCAACTGGTTACGGAAGATCGAGCCCACGCGCACGAACGGCCCCACGCCATAGACCGCCGCGGGCTTGAAGATCCGATTCACCCGCATCATCACCTTCTCGACCGGCCCAGGGTCGGCGATGCCGTCCATGTTCAGTTCGTAGCGCAGGCGCTGGTAGGTGTCATCCCCGGTGGCCTCGAACGGCTTGAGCCGCGCACCCGCCGCGGTCTTGAAGCCCTCGGAGTAGAGCGGGTCGGTGATGCCCAGGGACTCGGCGAGTTTCGCCTTGCGCACCAAGTTCGCCTGCCCCTCGGCACGGACGGCGGCACGCTCGACGAACGAGCGGTTCAGGTTCACATCTTTCGGGCTCGTGGCCAGGAACTCGGCGATCTTCTCCGGGTCCTCGAACACACGGCCAGCCCCCGCCCCGGCACGGCCCGGCGCGTTCTCGTAGATGCGCTGCAGGTAGTCGGCCTGGGTCTGGTCCGGGGCCAGGGCGCCGATGGACTTGGCCTCGGCCAACTGCGTGTCGGCGAACTGGTAGTAGTCCGCCAGCAGATCCTTCAGCCCGTTGACCCGGCTGGCGTCGAGTTTGCCCGGGTTCGCTTGGCGCCAGAGGTCGAGCCGGCCCTGGGCCTTGGCGATGCGGACGTGCAGCGGTTCACCGGCGGCCCCCGTGTAGTTGCCCGGACCCATCGTCTGGTCCAGGCGCACGGCAGCCGGGTTGGCGGGATCCCAGAGCGGCTTGCCCTGGGCGTCACGGCGCATGTTGTCGATGACGTCGGCCAGGGCCTCATCTTCGGTGCGGCCCAGGGTACCGACGCGGTTCCCGACCATGGACTCCAAGTACGCCGACCCCGAGCGGCCCGTCATCGCCCCCAGCGCCCCGGCGCTGCGGATCTTCTCGTCGATGTTCGGGTCGAGGGCGTCCCAGCCCGCGGTGCGCCGGACCTTGCCCATGAAATCCTGGACCGGCTCGGGCGCCCAGGTCGGGCGGATGGCCGACTTCCCAGCCTGCAGCGCCGCCCGCCGCACTGTGGGCGACAGCGGCAGGTAGGTGATCGGGTTGACGGCGGCCCCGAGCAGGTCGTCGATCGTCTGGTTTCCGGTGGGGGCGGCCTCGTCTTCGGGCCCGGCCTGCTCGGGCAGCACGTCCCCGGGCAGTACCGCGTCCACCGGCCCAGCCAGGAAGTCCAGCAGGTGGCGCTTGGCGGCGTCGGGCCGCCCGGACAGCACGTTGAGGCTCGCCTGTCCAGGCTCCTTCACCCACTCCAGGAAGTCGAGGAACGCGCTCATGCCGGCAGGCTACTGCGGGGCGAACATCCGCAACATAGCCGCGGCAGGATCCTCGTTGAACAGGCGGTGCATGCGTGGGTCCATCTCGTACTGCGTGGCCAGATCCCGCGCCGTCACCGACTCGCCCTGGGCAGCACGAAGCAGGTCGTCCACCGACCGCCGCGGGCCGGCTACGTCGCGGCCGAGGTTGGCCAGCGTCTCGGACACGATGTCGTTCTGCCCGGCCGGGCCGCCAAGATCCTCAACCTGTTGGATGTAGTCGCGCCCCGACAGGGCGTTCCAGTCCTTCACCGCGGGCAGCGGGCGCTGGGGGCCACCGCCCAGGGCAGAAACTAGCAGGTCATCCGCCCCGCTGACATCCTTCGTCTTGGTGGGGTACACCGCCCGGACGAGGGGCAGCCCGGTGTCGGGGTCGCTTTCCGTGCGCAGGGCCATGGTCGCCGGATCCACCGGGACATCGTAGTCGGGGGCCGTGGATACCACGCGACGTTGCCCGCGGGAGGTTCGGCCTTCCAACGGGGGCAGCCCCATCTTCTCGCGGCGGGCCTGCACCGCGGCGGGCACCGGGCGTCCGGTGCTTTCCGGCACCAACTCAGCCACCTCACGGGACCGGATGCTGCGATCGGCGGGGGGCAGGGACGGGCCCTGGAACGGAGCGTCGAGGTACGACTTGTTCCCGCCCGGGGCGTCTTTGCCGACGAACAACTTGAGGAAGTCATCGGCTGACATTTCACGCTTCTCGATGATCGGCGTCTCGACGGTGCTGATGCCGCCCTTCTCATCGACGACTTGCGACGTGCGCTTGCCGGCGATGCGCGGAACCACCGGCACGTTGCCCTGGGTGAACAGCGCGGTGCGGTTGCCGAAGTTCTTGCCCAGCCGGTCCTGGCGGGACTTGGCACCTTCGAGGTCCACCTGCTCCAGGCCCATCTCACCGCCGACATCGCGGCGGCTGGACTCCCCACGCACCTCGGTCATCGGGCGCTCGGACGTAAGGCTCCCACCGCCGCGGGGGTCGTCGATCTCCTGGCGCAACGTGTCCGGCGGCCCCTCATAGGGCAAACGCTCGGCGCGGGTTCCGCCGCCGACCGCCCCGCGGGCTCCGCTCATCGTCGACTGGATCTTCTGGTCGATCTCGGCGAGACGGGCGACGGTGGCCTTGCGCTGCTCGGGTGGCATGTTCGGCAGGACCATGCGCAGCGTCTCGGCTTCGAGCGCCAGCCCGGCGATACCCTGCGGCCCGTCACCGTCGTTGATCTTGGTGCTGGTGGTGAGCAAGTCGGCTTCCCGCTCGCCCAGGGTTTTGACCGTGCTGGGCCCAGGGTACCCCGGGGTCATGTCGTCGTCGAACACCTGCCCGCGGCGCATCTGGGTCTTGAACGCCTTGGTCGCCCCGGACTTGTCGAACGACAACAGGCCGGCGGCCCCGCGGCTGGCCTCGGGGCTCGTGATGCGGGCCAGGGTGGTGGGCTGCAGCCCTCCGGGGATCGTGTCGGCGATGGCCCCGAGAACGTCGTCTTCGAAGTCCATGCCGGGAGGCACGACGTCGCGCATGGCCATCGTCTGCTGCCGGGCCTGGGCAGTCAGTTCGCGGGCCTTGGCGACCAGTTCCTCGGCCGGACGGACGGCGGCCTTCCGCTGGACGGTTGCGAGTTCGAGCAGGGTGGCGCGAAGCGCCTTGCCGGCGGCGAGCAGTTGCGGGGTCATTTGGTCAGGGCCTCCATGAACGCCTGCCGGGCTGCGGACGTGCTGCGCCCGCCGACGACCTTGCCGCCGCGGGCGGCCATCGCGGCCTCTACGAGGTCGTCGGATGACATGGCCTTCGGCTGCGCCGCCGGGGCGCCCGCCAAAGCCTTCTCGAACGCAGCGACCTCGTCGTCGACGCTGCCCATCGGCTTATTCAGGGCTGCGACGGCGTCGGCTGCCGTGTACTCGCCCGCCTCCTCGGCGCCGTGGGCGGCGCGGCGAGCCGGATTGGCGACCTCGGCAGCCTCCTCGCCGGCCTTGGCCGCCGGCAGGCGCACGCCCGCCGGGGCTTTGCGCGGAGCCCGCTTGGCCTTGGCCACCGGGGCGCCCAGCATCTCGTCGACGCTGGGGGTGACGTACTCAGCAGCCTGCTCGTCGAACGGGGTGTTGCGGGCCCGGCGGGCCACGGCTTCCGCCGACATGTCCATGGGCGTCTCAGTCGCGGCCGCCGCGGACCCGCCGGGGGCCGCGGGGGCTTTCGGGGTGTAGGTCTTGTTGATTGACGCGGCGTTCACAGGGCCTTTAGCCAGGAAGATGCGGTCGTCTGCGGCTTTCAGCCCGGCCATAGCCCCGGCGCCGGACTTGGCCCCGGCCAGGGCCCACCGAGCGAGGCCTACACCAGGGAGCAGCCCGATTGCGCTGAACAGGATGCTAAGGCCATCGACATCGTTGGCCTTCTCCAGGTCGGCCTTCGTCGACTCCAGGACCGCGGCCTTGGCTGACTCGAGCGGCAGCCCCGATTGCTGCGTGACGGCCATGGCCCGGCGCTCGACCTCGCCAGCCAGTTCCTCTGGCGACACCTCGCGCCCGGCTTTCGCCAGTTCGGAGATGAGCCCGTACAGAGAAGCCGCGGCAGTGGCGCCGCCGATGATGGCAGGAAGCATGGATCAGAGTCCCAAGGTTTGGTACACGAGACGGTGGGCCCCCTTGTTGTCGTCAGTCGGGGGGCCGAGCATTTCCTCGAGGCGCTTGCGCACCATCTGCTTCGCCTGCAACTGCGGCACGCCGGAGGAGATCAACTGGCGAAGCATCGCCCCGCCACGCTCGATGAACGGCTGGACGACGTCGTTGGCGGCTTCCTGGTCGGTCTTGCCGTCGAGGTACCGCATCGGGTTGAGGTACGACCGCTCCGTGTCCTTGTCCGCGAGGTCGCTGCGGGCCAGGGATCCGACATCGTCGGCCAGGATGTTCGTGCGGCGTTCCTGCACGATCGAGGCCCCCGCCGAGTACGGATCGGCGCCACCGGCGATGTTGGCGTTGTACCGCGCCCGCTCCTCGGGGGTCATGTTCTCCACCGGGATCGGTGGCGTGACATCCACGCTATTCGCCCGGGTGGCGTCTTTGCGGGCTTTCGCCAACTGCAGCCCGAACAGTTCCATCTCGGCCTTGAGGCGTTGGGTTTCCAGGTCGATGCGCGGAGCGTCGTAGCCGCGCTGGCGCGTCTCGTCCTCGAGCATCCATTGGCGCTGCTGGGCCATGCGGGCGTCGAGCGTCTTGTCGCGGCCGGACAGGTAGTCGTAGTAGGACTTGCTGCGGGCGTCTTCGCGGCCCCATCCCTCGCGGGTGAGGTCGGCCTGCTGGCCCATCTGCTCGCGCAGGAGCGCGAGGCGGGCCATCGCCTCCTGGCTCGCCTGCCCGCGGGCTTCCTTGCCCCACTCGTAGCCCTGCTTGGCCGACCAGATGTCGGTGGCCATACGCTGGTTCGCCGCGGCGGCGCGGTCGGTGGGGTCCTCCATGAGAACCCCGTTGCCATAGAGGCCAGAGACACGTTGCATGTCAGATTACCTTTCCGGGTTTGGCTTTCGGCTGCCGGGCGGCCCAGGCTTCCATGGTGGCGGCGTCGTGCGGGGTGGCGGTCTGCTGGGCGGCCCAGGCGCCCATCGTCGCGGCGTCGTGCGGGGTTCCAGCCTGCGCCTGGGAGGCGGCCGGCTTCGCCGGGGTTGCCGGCTTGGTGTTAAACCCGGAGCGGTTCGCCTCGGTGTTGCCGGAGTTCAGGTCCTGGGCCGGGCCCCAGCCAATGGACGGCGTCTGCCGCCATGCGCTGGGATTCGCCTGCATCTGCGCGGCCTGGACGGGCTGGGACGCCTGCACCATTGGGGGCGTGGCGTAGCCCGCTGCCCCCGCGTTCTTGCTGAACTGCGCCTGGGCGAACGCGGCGGCGGCCTGCTGGTAGTGCGGGCTGGCGGCGGCCTGCTGGCCGAGGCGCATCTGACCCTGGCCGAGCGCCATCTGAGCCTGCTGCGCGGTGGACTGGTTCATGGCCTGGGCGTAGTTCATGCCCTGGCCCTGGGCCTGCAGGCCCTGGTTGAAGATGTTGCCACCCATGTTCGCCAACTGCGCGGCACGGCCCTGCTCCTGGTTGTTCACCTGCGAGGCCCAGTTCATGTCGGCCTGCTGCGCGGCCAGGGTCTGGGCGAGCCGCTGCTGGGCGACCTGCGCGGCCGCACTGGCGCGGATCGGGGCGTTGCCGGCCTCGACCTGGGCGCGGGCGGCGTTGTTGGCCTGTTGGCGCTGCGTCTCGATCCCGGTGAGTTTCGACTGGAACGCGGGGTCGTCCATCGTCATGCCGGACAACTGCGCCTGCTGCCGCAGGCGGTCGGCCTGGGCCGCGGCGTTGGCAGCGGTCTGATCGGTGAACATCGACGACACACCACCGTCGCCCGAGAGGCCTTCGCCGCCGGAGATAGCCAGCAGCCGGTCGAGCGCGGCCTTCGAGGTCGTATCGTTGAGGATGGTGTCGCCCCGGTACATGGGGCGCTCGAGGGCCTTGCCGCGGTACTCGTCGAGGATCGACTGGTTCTGTGCAATGGCCGCGGTGTTGGTGGCGTCGGCCCCGGTCCAAGCGCCGGACAGGCGGTCGCGCACCTGTCCGACATCGCCCTGGTACGCGGTGAGCCGGTCCATCGCAGCCGCGACGGTGGGATCTTTGAGGATCGCCTCGCCGCGGCCGATGGTGTTGGCCTCGAACTTGTCCTGCAGGGCTTTCTTCTCGGCCTCCTCTTTGGCAGGGGCCTGAATGTCCTCATACCACCTTACCGGATCCGTTACGGATTCGACCCCGGTGCTGCCATAAGGACGCTGCCACCGCCCATCCTTGAAGGTAAACCCGCGCCGCTGCAATTCGTCGACGATGTTGCTATCCAACGTCGTCATCGCTCCGGTATTGGTAAAGCGGTCACGCCAAGAAGGGGTCGCCATAGTGCCCGCAGGCTACCAGGGCTACGGGCTGGGCAAGTCCGGCCAGTAGCCGCGAACCTTGGGCTAGGACAGGGCGACCCGCCCGTTGGGGTCAACGGTAACGGTTTTAACTAGGTCAGTGAGGTTGAATATGTCGGTTCCAACAATGAAATCAAAGTTCTGGTTATATATCGTGAGTGAGATCGTCGCCCCCGCTGACAGGTCTTGGCAGCGTAGCGTAATCGAAAACGCAAAATCTAGCCACCCAGACCATGCTCCAGCAGCGCGGGCGGTATCGACCAAAACTACCATTGAGGCTGGGGCCACCGTACCACCGAAAACGAGGTACGACCCTCGCGTACCCCCGTAAGATGCGGTTATGCCGATATTCGAGTATTGAACCTGGGCGAAAGCGTTACTGCTGCCACCGATCGTAAATCCCGACAACGTAACTCTAGCCAGTCGATTTGCGACCAGTAAAGCATTAGGACATGTGATAACTATGTTGAACGGGGCCAGCAGAGGCGGATACACTTGGCGCCATACCCCAGCATCTTGCATCCAAACAACCTTGGCCAAACGCCAAACTCCGTTGTCGTTCAGGTACAACTGTTTGGACTGCCGCCACGTCCCGGCATCGTTGAGCCACACACCTTTGTTCGACATCAGTAAATAACGTGGATCGCCCCATCAGATCCCCCCGTAGGAGTTGCTGTGGAGGTGGTAAACGTGATCGCGGACCAGGACGGGCTTCCGGTTGAGCGGCAGACGAGATGCCCGATGCCTGTAGAGGGGCGTGACAGGACCGCAATCTCAGCCCCGCCCGGGTCGCCATAAATCATAGCCCCCGTGGCAAGCGAACTCATCCCGGTTCCGCCGCGGGATACTGGAAGCACCCCCGTAGTGGCCACGGTAGACGATAGATTCACGGCCCCCCAACCGATTGTCGATCCGTTGCGCCGAAGAACTTGATTGTCCGCGGTCGCCACGATGGCCGCCGGCTGTCCGTCTGCGCTCAATGCACGCCCGAACACCGACAAGGCGGTTCCAGCGGCCACGTTGGCCCAGGCCGAACCGTCCCATGCTTTCGTCTGACCGATGGCGGTCCCGTCCGTGAAGCCCGGGCCGGCGGGGCCGGTTGGACCCGTAGGCCCAGTCGGCCCGGTTGGACCCGTAGGCCCAGTCGGCCCTGCAGGCCCGTCTGCCCCAGCCGGACCCGTGGCGCCAGTGGCCCCGGCTGGGATCGTGAAGTTGAACACCGCGTTCTGCGTGGTGCCAGAGTTTGTCACCGAGGCCGACGAGCCCGGCGCCCCGGTGGTCGTGGTGCCAATGGCGATGGTCGCGCTAGCCCCATCGGCCCCAGGCACGCCGATCGAGACGTCAAGCGGCGATACCGCGGGGGCTTCGACCTTGTACGAGAACGACGGGGAACTGCCCAGGTCCTGGCCATATCCGTTCGCCTTGATGAACAGCGTTTCAATGTCGCGCTTGACGAGGGCGAAGCCGTCTTCGTCAAACGCCGCGTTCAGGCTGCGCCATGCGGTGCCGTCGCTCATTCGCCGACCCCGACGAGTTTGCGGGCCTCCGAACGGTCGAGGAGTTCAAGGGACATGACGCCGAGCGTGGCGATAGGGTCTTCGATCACAAGCGTCATGGTCAGGCACCGGACACACTCAGCCGGCAGCGGGATCGGGATGTGGGTCTTCCCGGCGGCCTGCGACAGGTCGAGGATCACCTCGGTCGACCCGTTAATGATCTGCACGCCGTTGGGGGAGACATCGGCCCCATCGGCGGTGTAGGTCTGGTAGCCACCCTGGAAGTCGATGGCCGACGAGAACCGGGCCTCGCCGGTGCCCGCGGGCTCCACCTGCAGGAGGGCGTACAGGCTCGACACCCGCACGCCGGGCCCTGGGCTGCGCCAGTCGCTCACGATGCGGATGGGGATGGTGCCGACCCGGGCCACAACGCCCGCCGCCGGGGCCGACGAGAACGCGGTTCCGACCGTGATCGACGTGGCCCCGTACCCGGTGATGACTCGGGATTCGGCGCCGATGGTGAGGATGGACCCGACGCAGTCGCTGACCGACGAGGTGACATTGATGGTCGTGGTGGTGCTGCCAGCCGCCACGGCGTACTTGGCTCCCGTGGTCACGCCGTCGAACATGCCGGGGCGCTCGCGCCACAGGTGCGTAGTCGAGGTCACGAACGTCTCGTTGTAGGCCACGCACGCCCCCTGCAGGGAATGGCGGTAGGTGCGCGTCGACCACGCCCCGGTGCGCAGCGAGTACGTCGCGGCGGTCTTCACCTCCGTGTCGCCCAGGCGCACGAAGGCGAACGTCACCGAGCGGTCGCGCCAGTTGTACCAGACGAAGAACTTGTCGCTCTGCGTCGTGTCCATCGTGGCTTCGAGCCAGGGGTCGATGGGCGTGCTGATGTGCTTGGGGTTGATCGCGCTGATCGCCCAGCAGCCCGCCGGCCCGAAGCCGAACAGGTTGTCGGCGACCTGGATGAAGCACCGCTGGTTCCAGCACCCTTCCTGGGTGGGCACCGCCAGGACGACGCCGGCCGCCGGATCATCGACATATGAGAAGCGGCTCATGCCGAACCGCTGCATGAGGTACAGGTCGCCGAGGAACGACACGATGGCCGTCACCGTGTCGTTGCTGTCGTCCATCATCGACAGACGGCGTCCGTAGGACGTCAGGTCCCACGATTCTGGGAACCCCGGCCGCGTCCAACCGATCAACTTCGACGACCGCTGGATGCCCATGATGCGGTTACGATGCTCGGTGATGAGGTCGAGCGACGGCATGGGGTTGTGCCCATCGTCGCCGAACACCACCGCCGGGATCTTGGCCGTCAATACCGCGTCCTGCTGGTTGAAGTTGACCGAGGCCGTGGCGTTCGCGTGCGTCGAGGCTTGGTAGAACACCGAGGCGTTGGCCGCCGTGACTTCGAGGATGATCTGGTCGACCCCGGGGGTGGCCGACGCCGTCACCGTGAGGTTGGCCTGCTGGTTGCCGCTGGTGAACTCCAGGGTGAGGGCTTGGCTGGGGTTGCTGATGAACCCAGTGGTCGAGTTGCGGTAGCGGTACCGGAAGATGTGTCCGCCGACCGTGCCAGTGCCGCTGGACGCGACGGTTCCGGTGATCGCGGTGCCAGGGGCGGTGATGCCCGGCGTGCGCGAGGTCGAGGTTGCGGTGTCGAAGACCAACGACGCCGCATCCCCACGGGCCCAGTACATGCGGCCGAGGTATCGCGTGAAGCATCCGGCCGTCGACCCCAGGCCTGACGCCAGGGTGGTGGTCGAGCCCGACGACGGGTCGACCGAGATGATGCTGCCACCGGACTGGGCGACGATGCGCCCGCCAAACGAGGCCAGCACCTGCCCAGGAACGGCTGCCACCCGGATGCCGATGCCCGGGCGGCGGCGCAGCACGCCGGCGTCGACGTGGGACACGTTGTCGAGTTCAGCCCAGCCGTCACCGATGAGGGCCGACCGCTGGTCTACACCGGGCCATTCAGCGGGCATTAGGTAGTCCTCCGGCGCCAGTCCGTGCGGGGCACGGCATCAAAGGGGTCGATGTCGAGCGCCGTGCCCATGGCCACCGGGGCGCGGTCGGTGGCGGCTGCCGCGTTCAGGGCCTGCTGGTACCGGCTGAAAGCCTGGGCCGCATCGCCACCGGAGTAGGATCCGTAGCGGTAGGCGACCTGCACTTCAATGGCGCGGCGCAGAACCTCGATCTGAGCCGGATCCCAGTCGGCGACATCTGCTCCGCTCACCAGCACCGCCGGGCGCGTGTAGTAGGTGTAGGGCACCGTGTTCGACTGGTTCGGGTACGGGGCCACGCACAGGCGCCCCTGGTGGATGCACCATGCGCTGGGCGACTGCTGGCCATACACCCATGCCGACTGCCGCTGGTAGAAGACCTCGGGGCCCACGGCTTGGCCACCCCAGCCCCACCACGGGCCAGGGATCAGTTGGTGGAACTGGAGCAGGTTGTCCGGCAGGGCGTACTCGTCCTGGTAGAACGTGACCGCAATGCCGGTGCCCGAGATGCCGGTGGTCGGGCCTTCGAGCGTGACCTGCGTGGCGCTGTCGCGGGACAGGACATCAAACACCCGCTGGTTCACCAGGATCTTCCCGTTCGCGGCCCAGGTGGGGACGCTGGCCAGTCCGGTGATGACCGCCGTGCCGTTGAACGTGCCAGTGGTCGACACGCTGGCGTTGAACGTGATGAAGCCGCGGCGCAGGAGCCATCGCCAAGTCCGCGCCTTCGAGAGCATGTCGAGCGCGTCCTGCACGCCCTGCTTGCGCTCGATGTCGGCCTTGCCGCCGGACACGTCGCGGGCAGCCCGGGTGAAGTGGGCCCACAGTTCCGAGGCCGACAGCGGGTTCACCGTGGCGGCAGCCAGCGTGAGGTCGGCACCAGGGCCGGTGATCGCCGAGGCGCCGCCACTGACGACGATCGTGCTGGTGGCGCTGGTGTACCCCGACCGCTGGATCGTGACGCCGTAGGTGCCGTCCGCCACGAAGTACACCGGACCCCAGAGGCCGAGGCTGTCGGTGCTGGTGGTGGCATGCACGGCGCCAGACGGGGTGGTGATGACTACCGTGGCGTTCGCCAACGGGCTGCCGCTGAACATGGCGCGGCCATTGGCCGCCGTGGCGGTGAAGGCGATGCCGCTGGTGCTGGAGGCGCCACCGAGGTTGACGACGTAGGTCTGCTCCCAGGTGCGCCGCGGGTCCGACGTGCGCGTGACCGTCACGGTGTAGGAGCCGATCGCCGAAGCCGGCCCGGTGGTGCCGTCGAGGACCAGGGCGTACTCGCCCGGGTTCGACCCGGCGTTCACCTCGGTGATCGTGATGCCGGTGTTCGCCCGGTTCGCCCCGTTGAGGCTGCACCGGATCGTGAACGCGGCCTGCGTCAGCCCGGTGACGAAGGTTCCGTCCGGGTTCTGGTAGACGAAGGTATCGCGGAAAGTGGCCCCGCGCTGGACGTAAACCGGGGTGGACATGCCGTCAGCCTACAAAAGACCCCCGGCGGGCAAGCCCACCGAGGGTCCGTTGTGCCACTGGGAGCCAGCAGCGGCGAGATCAGATCAGATCAGATTCACGAGCCGGGCGCGGGTCGGCTGGCTGGTGCCGGACGACGCGACGAGCAGGACGGCGTAGGTGGCCCCGAACTCCGTGGCCGCGAAGGTGGCGTCGACCGCCGCGCCTTCACCGGACGTGGTGTTGGTGGCCAGCCCGGTGCCGGCCGCGACGGCGCTGGCCGTGACGATCGGAGTGGCGATGCCGGAAATCTGGACGTAGAAGTAGTCGCCAGAGAGGATGGTCGTGGTGCCGGTGCTGCCGACCTGACCAGCCGGGATGACGCCAGCCAGGGCCACAGCCGAGGCCGTGGTGGTGACGTTCACGGTCTGGGCCGCGCCGGTGTCGGTGTAGATGACGACCTTGTTGGCCGCGGCGGTGATGTTGGCGCTGGCGCGAACGAGGCGGTACCCGGCGCCGTCGACGAAGATCGTCTTACCGAGGTCGGCTGCGTGGAGGGTAGAGGCGCTGGCGGTGCCAACGCGGATGGGCTGAAGGGCAAGGGTGGTCATTGGTGTGAACCTCTAGGGGACTGTCCCCAAATGCCCCCGGCAGGATTGCCGGGGGCGGGTTGTTGGATTAGGCGTAGTTGCGCAGGCAGCCCCAGTAGCGGGGCTCGAACACGAACTGTCCGGGGATGGTGGTCGAGGCCAGATAGCCGCGGCGCACCACGTCATAGACGATGGCCGACTCCATGATGCCGGCTTCCTCACCGCTCACGCGGAGGGGGCTGTCCTGCACGTTGCGGTACAGGGGCTGGACATGGAACTTCATCTTGCCAGGGGCGCCCAGGTAGGCGGTCTGGCCGGGCATCAGTTCATCCCAGCGCCACAGGATGCCAGCGTGCATGATGCCTTCGACGGGCTTGTAGCCGGTGTCGGGGACATCGTTGGTCTTGCTGGTCTGCTGGACGAACACCGTCTCGCGGCTGGACTTCAGGTCGCCGAGGAAGGCGTAGTACTGCTGGTCGAGGACGCCGAAGCGGGGAGCGATGCTGGGATCGTTCTGGCCGAAGCGGGTCATCTGGTTGACCAGATACTGCAGGCTGCGCTCGATGTTCGCGGCGGCGTTGGCGCTGCCGTTCCAGGCGGTCGACGTGGCGTTCACCATCGTCGGCATCCAGGAATCGTACTGGGCGCTGTCGACCCCGTTCAGGCCGTTGGGGGCCAGGGACAGGCCACCATAGGTCTGGCCGCTGGTGGTCAGGGCCACTTCACGGTCGGTGGCGGCGGGGGCGCTGCCGGTGAGGGCCTTGGTGACGCGGTTGAACCCGTTGAGGTTGGCCGTGCCAGCCGGGACCAGGAACGAGGGCAGACCGTAGAACGGCAGGCCCTGGCCGGTGAAGGCCGACCCGTTCATGTTGTAGAACTGGTGGACGAGGCCGTTGGTGCCGATGAGCGTGTCGCGGAACATCGCCGGGATCTCGACATCGCGCAGACGCACGAGGGCTTGGTCGCCGGAGTTGCGCCGCAGCATGCCGTTGTCGATCACCAGGGCGTTGGCGAGTTCGCCCCAGCCGAAGTTCCAACGGGCATGACGCACCTTGGGGGTGAACAGGGCCGACAGGTCCTGGCCGGGGGCGGTGATGGTGGGCTGGTAGCGGCCAGCCTCGATCGGGCCGGACAGGCTGTCGCCGCCGACATCGTACTGGAAGGCGCCAGCACGCTTCATCTCGGCGAGGGCCCAGCAGTTGATGCTGATGCCGTCCCAAGCGCCGCGGGCGAAGTTGGCGATGGTGGTGGGGGTGAGGGCGTCGAAAATGCCGGGCATGGCAGAGGATCCTTACTGAGGATACTTGAGGAGGATGCGGTTGAACGCGGGAGTTCCGGGCTGGATCCCCTTCGACTGCGCTTCCTTGAGCGCGAGTTGGTAGGAATCGACCGGAGCCGGGGCGGGGTCAGGGCTGACCACGCCAGAGGCGCGGGCTTTGGCAAGGCGCTGCTGTTCCTGGGCGGCGGCCACCTGCGGCTGCATCCCCGAAAGGCGTTGGTGCATCATTTCAGCGGCGGCCCGGTATTTCACCAGTTCCATCGCTGTGTCATAGTCGACCCCGGCCGACAACTTCGACTGCAGGTAGCCCGCGTATTCGGGGTTCTGCAGAATCGGTTGGAGGTGGGGGGCCTCGAAATCCTGTTCGACGCGCATGCGGCCCTGGATCTCATCACGCATCCGGCTGAACACGGATTGCGCAGCCTTCTCGATCACGGGGAACAGGGTTCCCTCGGGGTCGGAGAAGAAGTTGGCCTGGAACTCGCGCTGCTGCTCTCGGAACTGACGCAGTTGCGCCTGCTCCTCGTCGGAAATACCCGACGCGATGGCATTCATCGCGGCTTCGCGCTGCACCGGGTCTTGGATGGACTGGGCGGCCTGCACCTGCCGTTCGATGGCCTTGGAGCGTTCCAACACCGACTGGAACTTGGCCCGGTCGGGGCTTTCTTTCTGCCAGGGCATCGCGGCCTTCGCCTTGGTGGCCTGCTCCTGCTGCGCCCGGAACTGCGAAAGTTGCTGTTCATAGGCCTGGATACGCTGCTGGGCCTGCTGCCAACGCTTGTCGGCGTAGGACTGCAACTCGCGGTAGCGAGCCTCGAAGTCCACAGGCTTCGGAGCCGGCTGGCCGGGTTGCGGCTGTTGCACCACGCTATTCGGATCAGAAGGAGCGGGGGCGCCGGTGCCGGGGTTCGGCTGGGCGTCTTGGGCGCTGGGCTGCGTCGGAGCAGCGGTCGGTGTACCCGTAGACGGGGCCGAGGAGTTGCTGGTATCCGGCGCGGGGGCGCTGGAGGGAGTGGTAAGGTCATCCGGCATGGTGTCAATCCTGCCCCCGTGTGTGGCTCCGATGGGTGCTGCGGGGGCAACAGTCCATGGTCGACCGGCGCACGCCGGTCAGCGAGTCTTTGAAACGGCGAATCCGCGGGCCTTGGCCTTGTCGATAGCCTCCTGCTGGGACCGGCAGTAGGCATGCTCGTCGCGCTTGGCGCCGACACTGGTCTGCAACTGAGAAATGTACCGGCCCTTGCCGTTGTTCTCATTCGACCAGGAGTGGATGTCCGGGCGCACGGAGACGAGGTCGACGCACTTGTGCGCCATGGCTCCGCATTGCGGGCACGTCGTCTTGTGGCGTTCGCTCACCGTGCTGAAGGTTTCAAAGTGGGCTCCGCACATCTCGTCAGAGCAGTCGTAGGTGTAGATCGGCATGGTGGCTCCAATGCGTCAGTTCTCGGTGTCATAGGGCTGAGAAGTCTTGCCCCGTTTGATTCGCAGATAGGTCTGCACGGCCGAGGCTACTTTATCGTCTGAGGTATCAATGTTGTCGATTTCCTCCTCGATAAGATCGAGGGCTTTGCTGCGGCTGAACCTCCCGTTAGGGAAGGCCCTACCGACCGATGGCATTTCGGCGAGGTACTTCTGGACAGCGGCGTCGTCGAACTCCGGTGTGCCACCACCTTCGCGGTAGCCCATAGCCGTGAGATATGCGTTCACGGCCCGCTGGCGGCGTACACTGGCCGGCTCGGAGAATGTCATAGGCTGATTCATTATTTTCCACCTTCCGGGCCGGTTTGCGGCCCCTTTTCGGGCGTGCCAGTGGAGGGGGGAAGGGGAGGCATGCTCGCGGCCATGACCTGGGCCTGCGTGACCTGGGCCGCCTGGGCAGCGAACTTTTTGGCCGCCTCCTGGAACTCCAGGCTGTACTTGTTGAGCCGGGCGAACTCGACGGAGATGTGCGCCACGAACTCGGCGCCGCCGGGGATGGTGGCGACCGCCGGAGCCAACTGGTTGAGGGCGACGTTGAGGTTGTCGACCTGGGCCTGCGGGTTCATAGGCCGCATGCTGCCGGCCTGCACGTCGCGGCTGGCTTCGTTCAACCAGTCCTCGAGGGACACCAGCATCTCGGGGCCAAGTTGGGCCTCGACCTGCCCGGCGATGACGGCGGGATCCGGCGGGGCGGGCGGCATAGGACCCATGGGCCCGGGCACAGGCATGCTGGCCTGCATGGTGAGGGTCTGCTGCAGTTGAGCCTTCAGCATCTCGCGCTGCTGCCGTTCCATCTGCACCTGTTCGGGCGGGGCGAGGACGCCCCATGTCTCGGCGGCCTGGGGCCCGAACTTCGCGGCGATGTCCTCGGGGCTTTCCAGGTACCGGGCGGCGAACATGGTTTTCAGGGCGAGCCGTGCCATGAACTGTTCCATGCGGACCTGCATGTTGTTGATCCGCGAGGATGAGGCGTTGCGGATCATGTCGGCCGTCGTGGCGTTGCGGATCTGCGTAGGCGTGGTGCCGGTATACAAGACCTCGTAAAGGCCCGTCGCCTTCTCGAACGCGGATCCGACGATGCTGACAAACCGCTCGAACTCTTCGACCCCGGTATCGAACTTGAACTGCTGGACGAGGTCGCTGAGTTTCAGTACGTCCCCGTTGATCGTGACACGCACGATGTCGAGGTCTTTGCCTTTGAGGATCTTGACGATCGCATCATCGTCGAGGCCCTGGCCATTGATGTTGGCCACGACCAGGGGCGTGCGGGTGGTCACGCGCATCTTCGACAGGTAGAGCGTGTAGATCCAGTTCAGGGCCTTGAGGTGCCCGAGGCCAGTCTCCAGGGGGCTTGTGGGCCACAGGCCGCAGTTGCCCTGGAGCGGATCAAACCACTCGCACGGCCACATGTCGCCGTGGAAGAATGGGATCTCCCACTCTCCGACCTCCAGCAGGTAGTCGCAGGCCACGACGTATTTCTTCGGGGCGTCGTCTGCGAATGCCTGCTGCGTGGCGGGGTCGCTGTCGCGCAGCATGTCGGGCGAGTAGTTCGCCAGCCCGACGCGCATGTAGACCTCGTGGTATTCGATGAGGTCGCTGGCGTGGTTGCCGGAGCCCTTGGCCGCGTTCGACTTGCTGTCGGTGTGCTTCTCCAGGCGGGCGATGGTGTCCCTCGCCTCGGGGTACAACTTCATCAGCATCCAGCGCGGCTTGATGCGCCGGCGGGCGACCCAATTGACCTCCTCTTTCGTCTTGGCGTCGGCGTCGATCAGCAGGTTGTCGACGGTGTCATGCACCGACTGCACGATTTTCTTCCGCCCGTTGTACCCGGTCCACACCACCCCGCGGCCACCCAGCAGGCCGTCGTGGACGAGCCGGCTGCCGTGCTGGGTCATGTCGCCGTGGCGCCATGCGTAGTCGCAGTAGTCCTTCTCGGTCTTGTGCCGCAGGCGCTGGGTCAGGCTGGCAAACTCGAAGGTGTTGACGGCCGCCTCGGGATTCGACGGATAGAGCGCGGCGCCCATGATCTCCAGGAACTCGGCCGCCTTGGCGATCTTGGCCTTGAAGAACAAGTCCTGGTCCTGCTCCTGGTACAGGAAACTGAACGTGCGATCGTAGGCGTACTGTTTGATCTCGTCGCGGGTCTTGATGAAGTCGGCCCGGGCGTCCTTGGCCGCGTCGAGCAACTGCTTCAGCACCTTGGCGACGGCCTTGTTGGCGTCGGGGGTGAGGCTGTACGCGCTCAAGGGTTCGGGCACCGGCGAAGCCGCCGGGGCTGCATCAACGGGAGGGGCCGCAGGGTCGAGCATGGCCCGAGCCTATCGCGTCTCCGGCCTCGGCAATCCTACGCCGCACCGTGGTTCATGGCGACCTCGTCGGCCGTGGGCTGTTCGAGCCCCTGGGCAGCCGAGTAGGTTTTCTGTCGAACCACGATGAGGACGTGGGTGAGAGGATTATCCGGGTCGGCTCCCAGGATCTCGAACGGTTCCATGTTACCCCACCCAGCGATCCGCGACGGCGGTGATACGGACATCCGTCACAGCGGCTGAAAGTTGGGCCGTCCAGTTGGTGTTCACCGCGGCCTGGAGCAGGCCCGTCTTCCAGGTGAGACGCTGGTGCGAGCCAGCGGCCACGGTCACGGACAGCACCACGGCGCCAGCGGTAGTCGTGCGAAAATCCACACGGACCGGGCTTGCGCTGGTGTTGTCGATGTCCAGTTCCGTAATGTCCTGGAACAGGGAAGCGACGGCGGCCAGCAGCGTCGTTTCCGTGGTGGTCGACAGGGTGATGGTGCCCTGGGACTGGGCGGCACGAAGTTGGCCCGGGCGAACGACGGTCTGGCGCCCAGGGGTCGTCACCGGGATCGTCAGGCGGTTGTTCGCGTCAGCGGTGGTCAGCGCGGCCGTCTGGCATTGGAACCCGGACGCAAAGGGGTTGCCCAAGCCCGTCGTGGCGCCCGCTGCTACTGGGCCACCTGCCACGATGATCGGCGAAGCCGCAACTGACGACGTCACGGTCGAGACGATGCCGTTGATGGCCATCGCCGTCAGCGCGGTGTACGTCAAATTGGCACGGAAATACTGGCGCCCGGGAGTGATCTTGTAGGCACCCGCCGCCGTGGTGGACGTGCCGGCCGTGGGAGTGGCCCCGGTGGTGATGATGTGCGCTGCGCCGCCCCAGTTGGCGCCGGAGTCATCGTTGGTGGATTGCCACGTCAGCGTCTGGCTGGTGCCCGCGAAGGCCTGGATGTCGATTTCCACATCCCCGAGACGATCCCAGTTGATGGCCGGAACGATCGGGTTGTTCGTGGCGATGGCGAAGGTGCCGGAGGTGAGGCCTGCAAACGGGAGGTGAACCTTGCGGCCGTCCTCGAACAGTTCGACCCAGCCCCAGACGGAGGTCAGGGTACTGATGGCCGACAGGCGCAGGCGGATCTGCGTGATGCCCAACTCGACCGTGTAGCGCCACATGCCGATGGCCGTGGTGTTCGTCACTCCGGCGGCGCCGCCGATGAGGGTCTTGGGGATCACCGTGCAGGCCGTCCAGGACGTGCCATCGAACTTCTCGAACTCGACCTGGAAGGTTCCCGTGGCGATGAAGTTGGGCACCGCCAAGCAGAAACTGATCTCGGTGCCGGCCTCGACCGTCGCCGTGATGGCATCGTTGACGAGGGCCATGCTGAACGCCGTCGGTTGCGCCGTCATCGTGCCGCGAGGCGTGGCGATGGCGCGGGTCGTGGATCCGGCGTCGAGGACGTTGATCGTGGTCATGCGTAGGCCTTACGTGCGGAAGACGAGAGGGACATACTGCGAGTTGCGGTTATCGTTGAACCACAGGCGCGGGATGTAGGTGGGCGGGGGCGCACCGCCCCCAGGCCCACGGAATGGCGTGTCGAAGAGCGGCTTCACCAACCGCCGAAGCATCGGAGAGACGATCCGGGCTTCGGACATGGTCAGTCAATGTCCACGCGCAGGTTCGGGAGAACGGACCCGTTGGCCGTCGTGACCGATACTTGGTACCCGGACGGGATACGGCAGTCGAACGCCGCACGGGGGCCGATCTTCGTGCCCGGCCAGATGGTCAGGGGGACCAGCGGGGCCCCAGACGGCCCGGTGTTCACGATCACGTCGCCGTCGAACGTGCCGGAAATGCACAGAATCGACGAGGCTGCGGTCAGCGTCGTGGGGCTGGTCGTGCCGAGCGTCGTGATGTTGAAGGTGGGCATGCCCCCGGACGGTACTGGGGTTTGACCTCGTGCAAGCCTACGGCTTTCGCTCGGTCTTCAGGCGACGGCGCTTCAAGGCGACGGCAATGGCCCGTTCGCCGCCCCAGGCCGCCCCGGCAAGGCCCATGGCCGTCTCAGGGTCGAGGCCGAATATCTTCATCGGCTCGGGGTCCTCGGGCTTGGGGATGAGGGCGGCGATCTGCTCGGCCCCCGGTACGGCGGCTTTGACCGCTTCCTGCACCATGGCGGCGATGGCCTGGGGGTCGAGGCCGGACTTGGCCTCCTCGGTGACGACTTCACGCCGTTCGATGACGAGGTTGGTCGGCTTGCCCTGCTCAGTTCCTCGCCTGACCTCGACTTCACGTGTCTGCTCCTGGCGCGAGGAAGAAAAGCACCCCGCGAGGCAGAGGACGATGAGGACCGCGAGGACCAGTTTCATCCGTCAGCGTGAGGAAGAGGAGGGCGCCGAGACTTCAGGATGAAGATCCCTCCGTTGCCACATGAGGACTTCATCGAGTTTGCGGTCCATGCGGTCGAGGCGAGCATCAAGACGCCGCTGCTCCTCGGTTCGGGCAGTGGCGTCAATCTTCTGCTGCGTCTCAACGGCGACGAGTCGCGTCTCATGAGAGTTGAATCCCGTCCACAGCCAGCCGCAGAGGGCGCACAGGGCCGTGGAAGCGATGCCCGTAACCCAGGTGGTGATACTCGCCTTGTCCTTGGCCCAGGTCCCGGTCGGGGGCACCGCCGGGTATCCGCCACTGCGCATCGGGTCGTCGTGCGGCTCGAAGGAGCGGGACCGTGTCATCCGGGGCCACCAGTCCGCAGCGCAGCGTCGACGTTCTGCACATGGACCTGGACTCCAGAGGTGAGCAGGTCGCGGGTGTGGGGCGGCGTATGCTCGAGAGCCGCGTTCATCACTTTGATGACGGCCGCGAACGAATCGACGGGGGTGTGATTAACAGGAGAGGCAGGGGTGGTCATGGCTTCGGGCTCCGCGGGTAGAAATACCAGCCGAACAGGCGAACGGCAAGGTAGTAAATCGGGGCGCGTACCCAGAGGCCCCGAGCCTTCATGCAGGCGTAGAGGCGACGGTCGGCAACCGCCCGGGGCACCTGGGCGGCGTAGTCCTCGTCGTGCTGCCGGCAGCACGGCTTGGCCGGTCCGTCAGGTGCGCCAGTGCAGTAGTCAGGCACCGTTTTTCCCGTCCACATACAAAGCGCGGGCGCGTGCAACGATCCCGGCGATAACCGGCAATTCATCGGGGGTGAACTCAACCCGCACAGCCTCCATGTCGCCAACCTTGACTTGCCCAAAGGGGTCCGTCAGGTCCATGGAGAAAAAGACCGTGATACCGTTGGTGTCGTCGGTCTGGGCGCGGCGGAACGTGGTTTGTTCGGGAGTAAGCATTAGAACCTCACGGGACGCCAGCGGCTAGAAACGGTGTCGTAGATCAACTCCACGGTTTTACCGGCGGCAACGGCAATGTTCGCCCCAGTGTCGGAGGTGATGCGGTCGGCTGCGCTGGCGGTTCCGCCCTCATGGGTCAGGGTGGTAGCGTTCACGCAGTAAAGGACCACTCGACGGCAGGCAGACGCGCCCGGGTTGGCAATGCCGCGCACATCGGGGGCTGCTCCCGTTAGGCGAATAAAGCCCGTGGGATTGGCAAGGGCATTAATGGTGCCCGTGCTGCTATCTGTGGTGGCAGTAACGGCAATCTGCGCGGTGGTCGTCTGCCCGACAACGCCGAGCCCGCCAGCGGCGAGAATGCTTCCCGTCGTGGTGCTGGTGCTGGCCGTGTTGACGGCAAGAGAGAGGATACCGTTTTGCAGGCGCATCCATTCGGCAGCGGTAGCAAGGGATCCGCTTGGAGTGCCTAGCCAAGTGTGGTAGATGCCGTTATTTGTTCCCGACCAAAGGCCGTCAGCAATGACACGGTATCCACCACTTGATGTGGTCGTGTATGCAGTTCCGTAGCCTACGGCATTGATCCCAAAGAGCGCCTGTCCGTCTGCCGTGGCCGTTGGGGAAGCACGCGTGCCAGATGAACCTCGGCCCCAAAGTAGAAACCCGGTAGTTCCCCAGGATTCTCCAGTAAATCGCGTTCCGATTCCGTCGGCGGCGGCAAGCCGGATTTGCGGTACTCCGAGAGCAGATGGAAGAGCGCCTGACCCAAAATCAATAGTCTGCGCCTGAGTCCACGTCCAGGCCGCGTCAAGGTGGGGGTATACGTAGTTGTTCCACAGACCGGCGTGGCGCAGGCGGATGACGCGAGCGCCGGGAGTGGCATAGGCGGTGCCTCCGATGGTCGCGGTTCCTGCGTGAACAATGGTGCCGAAATAATGACCGTTGACCGGAGTGGGGTCTGTGGCCGTGCCCGTGGCGATGACGGTGTATTCAGCGTGGTTGCGGGCGGTCCAGTTCCCACTGATGACTTCTGGCGTGCCTTGGATCTCGATGCTGGCGTCGGGCACGGTGAGCGTGCGGGTGGTGCCTGTCGAGATGCCGTCAACCTCGAACGCGAGCAACTTGGTCGCATCGCCTGAACCGGCGATGCGAAACTCGGAATCGAGCGGCTGCACGTTGAAGTTCAGGACCGGGACCATGCCCGCAGGCTATCAGAAGTCCGAGGCGGTCCAGTCCCGGCGCGGCGGCCGGCGCTGGCGGCTCAAGGCGAGGTGCCGCTCATACGGGGTCGCGTAGGTAGGCGGGGGTGGCGGCGGGGCTCCCACCGGGCGCTGGTCCGGGGCCGGGGCGAACTTCGATTGCCGGCCGCAGGCCCCGCCAGGGTTCCACCCGATGCGGTGCATGCACAGGTACCGGATACAGTCAGGCATCTCGTCGTCTTTCTTGACGACGCCGCCTTCGCCGGTGAAGCGCGTGGCCTCCTTGCCCCGGTACCGCAGGATCTGCTGGCGGATCAACTGGCCCCCGGAGGCCTGACTCGGGTTCACCACGATCAGCGGCGCCACGGTCTTGTCGTAGGGGTCGGGGTCGAGGTAGTGGCGCATCATCGGGATGCCCTGCTCGCGGCGCTTGTGGGCCCCAAAATACCCGAACAGCGGGGACGTGCCGGCCTCTTTCATCTTGGCCATCAGATCCGCCAGCACCGACGACCCGCGCTTATCCTGGTTCTTGGCCGCGGTGTCGTAGACGACGCCGGCCAGCCGGCGGCCGAGCAGCCACTCGTCGAGGCAGCGCACGTCGTAGTCGACCGTCTGCTTGCTGTGGTTCCAGGCCTTCACCAACTTCAACTGCCGGGGATTGTCCATGCTCACCGCGGCAATCACCATGCCGGTCGGGTGTTCCATGCCCGGGTCATACCCCAGCCACAGGTTGTCGGTGGGCAACGGGACGTAATCGGCCTGCAGCATGTGCCGGGCATCATTCCACTGCTCCCCGTACACCTGCATCAACTCGCTGGCGTCTTTGGTGGCGTGGATGCGAACTTCCGACTGCTTCGCGCCGAGGAACTTCTCGGCCTCGTTGAGAGCCGCCTTCGACACCGCCGGGTTGTCCCCGGACGGAATCATGAAATAGGATTCGCTCGGGTTGTTTGCCTGACACCACTCTTTGAACTTGAGGAGCGCGTCGGTGCCGCAGGTCGGCGTCGACGACCAGGAAATAGAGCCAGCATACGGGGCAGCGCCTGGGCTGCCGCGCACGTCGAGCCCGCGCATGAACAATTCGTCGAGCAGTTTGAGGGTGCCCGCATCTTCGTCGAGGTAGATGTGGTCGAGTTTCAGGCCCTGCAGGCGTTCCCACAGATCGTCGACGCCGGACCACGAGAACAGGATGTCGGCGTGCTTCGTCTTGGCGCTGTAGGGCACCTTCATGCCCACCTTCACCCAGGACACTTCGACCTCGTCCGGCGGGATGAGCGGCAGATCGTGGAGCGGCCCAGGGATTTCGCAGGCCTCGAACAACTTCCGGCCGAACACCTGGGCCGCCTGCTGCCGCGAGTTCGACAGGCACAGAATGCGGACGTGCCCGGGGTTCGGCCGATACGGGTGCAGCCCGCGGGCGGTCATTGCCAGATCGATGGCGTTGGACGCGGTCTTCCCCGTGCGGTTACCGCCGGTGATGTACCGAAACGGGGACTGGCTGCGCAGGAACAATTCTTGCACCGGGCTCGGCTTGAACGCCAGCAGCGGATCCGAGGCCCGCAACTGGGCCAGGATCTTGTCAGCCTCCGCTCGGGTCAGTTTCGGGGTCTTGGCTGGCATCGGTCGTCCTTTCTTGGACCAGGGCCAGGATGTCAGACACCGTGCTGCCTTTGCGCATCCCGGAGGCCTTCATCTCATCCAGGCGCAGGTGGTCCTCATGCGCTTGGCGGCGGAAATCCATTTCCTCGGCGTGCTTGGCCAGGGACGCCAGTTCGACCGTAGCCCGCCCGACCTCGACGGTGATGCCCTCGGTGGTCTTGGCCATCTTCGTCAGCAGTTCCGCCTTCAGGATGGCCCGGGTCTTGGCGTCGAGTTCGGACTTGGGGTCGTCGGCCGCGGTCAACTCGTCGCGCATCTTGAGAAGCAGTTGCAGGAGCGGGTGATCCCCGCGGCGGGCCTTGGTCGGGGCGCCGCCGTCGGCCCCGAACAGGTCCAGGGACGCCAGCCGCTCCTGCAGCCCGGCCCGGATACTGGTGGTGCGCTCCAGCATCCGGCGGGTGTGGGCCGGATCTAGGCGCAGGGCGGCCAGGGCCAGTTCCCGGTTGTTGAGGGCTCCGCGGGGCATGCCGGAGCCTACCACGGCGGGCCGCGGGCGCCAGTTCCCCGGGGCCCGGGGCCCTCGCACGGGGGTAATCTGATAAGTGCAGATGGGCCTCTGCACTTATCAGATCGTCGCAAGCCCAGTCCGCGGCGGTGCTTAGGCTCAAACTATGGCCGCAAGCGGTTTCTGATAAGTACATTCGCCATATAGCAAGTATCGTATATATACATTGTCGAGTAAAGTATATATAGGAAACTCGCCACAATAGCAAAACACGTACTTATCAGATTTTAATATAGTTAGTAGGACAATATATATATACGTCACTTGCTATATGGCGAATGCACTTATCAGATGACCGATTTTGCACGAGTCTAGGCGTAGTCTACGCCAAAAACTAGACTTATGCCGATCTGATAAGTGCAGACGGGTTTCTGCACTTATCAGATTATAGCCTTGCGAGGTTTGAGGGCCTTCGATTTTTGAAAAATCGAGGGGTCTTCGATTTTTGAAAAATCCGCGGGCTCACGATTTTTGAAAAATCGAGGCTCGCGGCGGCCGATGCTGCGTGGTGCATCTATGCGCGGGCGTAGACCTACACACCCAACACAAACTTCCGGCATTTTGTGTCGCGTAGCCCTGTTCGTAGGCCCTTCCGGCCCCCTGCCCGTTCGCGCTACCCAAACCGACCCACGAAAAATTGCAAAATCCCGGGGAAAAATAATTTTTCCCCCTGTTAAATGTGATCGTGTAGTGATCTCGCGGGGCCCCACCCCCCACCCGTACCCCCTTTCAGCCCGCCAACCCCCGCCAAACGCTCCCAAAATCGGCGCCGTGCATGTTTAACTTGATACACCCCCCACACGACACCTTATGTAGAAGCATGTGATCGAACCTTCAGCAGTCGCAAGTGCGCTGCGATGCACCTGTTCGACCCATGCCATGGGGCCCAAGCGCCCCAGGAGTCCATCATGCCCATGCTCACCCTCGCCGCGAAGGTCGCCGCCCTGGAAGCCGGCCGCAAGGAAACCAAGGTCAAGGTCCACAAGGTCCTGGCCCAGCCCGCCGAGGTCGAAGGCCGCAAAGTCGACAGTCTCCGCGTCAAGCAGACCCGCACCGTGGCCGGCCTGCCCCACGACCTCGCCCTGTCCACCGCCGTCGTCCGTATGGCCCACCGGGCCATGTCCTGCGTGACCGGGACCGACCTCGGGTTCAACGGCGGCACCATCGCCAGCCTGCGTGCCGCCCGCACCGCCCTGGTCGGCGGCCTCGCCAAGTACGGCATCGCTCCCGAGGACATGCCCGACGCCATCAAACAAGCCTGCGACGAACTGGGGGCGTCCCTGCGCGACGATCCCAAGTTCAGCATCGGCCTGGAGGGTACCCTGGCCGCCATCGGACAGGCCCGGTGCTTCGCCGAGGTCCTGGGCGCCGAGGCGGCCAAGGCCACCGAGGCCGAAGCCGCCAAGGCCAAGGCTGCTGTCGAAGCCGCCGAGGCCGAGGCCGCCGAGGCCGAGGCCGCCCGCAAGGCGAAGCGTGCCCAAGTCGCTGCCAAGGCCCAGGCTGGCATCCGCACCCTGACGAAGGCTGCCTGACCATGCCCATCACCCTCACCCGAGCCGTCCGCCTGTCCTACCGCCTGTTCCCTGAACAGGCGGCCACCATCACCATCAAATCCCGCTCCTGGTGGTCCGGGCTCATCGTGAGCCACGCCTGGGCCAGCGAGTGGGCGCAAGCATACAAGTCCCGTTGACGCCCCGAGGCCCCTGGATCCGTCCAGGGGCCGATCGGTCGCCAATTCCGGCAACCCGAACCATGGAGCCCCCATGTCCAACAAGCCCGCCAAGCCCGCCAAGTCCACCCCTACCAAGCCCGATCCCCTCACGGACGGCTTTACTCCTCGTCAACTGATCCGTTACCTCGACGCCGTGCCCGAAACGTTCGAGGGGCTCGGACGCGCCGAACTCGAATACCTCCTAGAGGATGGGTTCGAGGTCCGCACTCTGCTGCGTGACTTAGGCCGCAACTATGGGTTTTCGTCCTTCCAGTTCATCATGGCCCTGGCTACCGCCTATCACCTGGGCGACCGCACCACCGTCCAGTCCCTGCGCGACTTCGCCGCGGAGCAGCAGGCTCAGGCCCACCAGGAGGGGCTGTACCTGAAGCGGTACCAAGCCCTATCCCATGCCAAGGCCCCGGCGCATGACCCGTTCGCCCAGCCCCAAACCCCTAAAATCCTGTCCCAAGCCCCCGAAGCATCCGAGCCGCCGGCGCACGCTGACCTTGTCACCGCGATTCGCGTCCTGGCCAGCCTCGTGAAGTGACGCCTCTGGTCCGAGCCTGTTCTCGCAGGCTCGCTCCACGGTCGCCAATTCCGGCAACCTCAACCCGCGCCCCAGGCGCAGGAGCCACCATGGCTGTTTCCACTTCCTCCAACCCCGTCATCCCCCTGGTGCCGTCCAGCGACCCGTTCGTCGGCGTCCTCGCCGTCGACCACCGGACCACGACCGCCCAACAATCCACCGGGTCGACGCTTCCCGCCATCATCGTGCCTCACGACGATCCGTTCTACCCGCTCCTGGAGAACGACGGCCAACTCCTCATGGCCAAGATGGACGAGGCCGAGAACCTCATTTCCGAGGCCAACGCCAAGGTTCTGGCCGCCGAGGCCGCTGCCGCGTCCGAAGCCGCGGCCCGCAAGGAAGCCGAAGCCGCCGCCGAGGCTATGCGCCAGTCCATGGCAGGCATGTCCCAGGCCATCCCCTACACCCCGGCCCAGGGCCTGCTGCCCGGCGCGATGGGCGTGAGCCCGTTCCCCGGGTTCAAGCCGCTTCCCTGGGCCCAGTCGCTGATCGACGTCCTGTCGAAAGCCTGGGGGCGCACCGTGGTCGGCCTGTGCGGACAGGCTGGCGTCGGCAAAACCTTCACGGTCGAGCAGTGGTGCCACCAGCAAGGCATCGCCTTGTTCTTCGTCAAAGGCCAGGGCCAGGACCCTTGGCGCATGATGGAGTACCAGGAGGCCAAGTCCGGTGAGACGCACTACCGCCTGGGCGCCCTGGCCGAGGCCCTGCAGACCGCTGCCGCCAACGCCACGGTCCGTTGTCTTGTGCTGATCGACGAGGTCTGCACGACCCCTGGCGAGTTCCAGTTGAAACTGGCTGAGTTGTTCGAGTTCAGCGGCTCCCGCAAGTTGCAGACCACGGAACACGGCGTCATCGCCGTCCCTGCGAACGTCCAGTTCGTGTGGACCGCGAACGCAACCGGGTTCAACCCCCAGTCCCGCCACCGCGGCACCATCGCCCCGCCGGTGCTGAACCGCAGCCTGTGCGTGCAGGTGCCGCCGCTGACCGAAGCCGACATCGTTGGTGTGCTGGGTACCAAGTGCCCGACCACCAAGCCCGCTGACCAGAAGCGGGTGGCCATCACCATCACCCGTCTGGCAGCGGCGGTCGCTGCCGGGCAACTCGACCTGGAAGCGACCATCCGCACGGCGATCCAGGTGTGCGAATTGCAGGCCCTCGGCCTCGACTGGGCCCATGCCTGGGGCATGGCCTACACGAACAAGATCGACGAACCCGCCCAGCAGGCCTCGGCCCTGGGCGTCATCAAGGAGCAGTTCTGACATGACTACCAACCTCGACACCCCCATCGCCTCGCTGTCCTACGGCGAGCAGATCCAACAAGCCGGGGCGGCCAGGACGTTCCTGGTCGCCCTCACCGGCCGCCCCGCCGCAGTCGCCGTGTTCAGCCCGAACACGTCGACGGCGTACTGGGATCCGGTGCAGGAGGTCATGGTCATCAGCGACAAGGCCACCATGCGAATGGTGCCCGGGTACATGGCCCATGAGGTCCTGCACGCCCTCGAGACGACCCAGGCGGCCTGGGACGCGGCCTGCCAGCAGGCATCCCATGCCTCCGTAAATGTCTGTGAGGATATCCGCATCAATGTGGCGGCCTCAGCCCGCTGGTACCGCAACGGTACCAAGTGGATCCGTGCCACCTACGAAGCCCTGTTCGCCCAGGGCGGCTCGGACCTGTCCAGCCCGCGCATGCAGGTGCTTCTGGCCGCCCAAGGCATGGAGCATATGGTGGGTGAGCATATGACCGCCGAAGCGCGGTCCTGGATCATCACCCACCTGTCCAACGTCCTGGCCGCGTCGTCGGCAGCGGATCCCGGGTTCATCGCCGCCGCCAAGGCCCTCGATGGCCTCACCGGCGACAAGCCGGAACCGGGCCAAGGGGATGGCAAGGGTAAGGGCAAAGGCAAGTCCCAGGGCCAACAAGGCCAGCCCGGCGACGGGCAGGGCCAACAAGGCCAGGGGCAGGGCGACGGCGACGGTAGCGGCAGCAGCAAGGCCAAGGGCAAGGGCAAGGGCAAATCCAAGTCCAAGGGCAACACCGCCGAGGAAGTCGCCGAGAACGGCGCCAAGGGCCAAGCCGCCGGTGGCTGGCTCGACATCGTCAATCACCCGGTTCCCAACGCCCCCGAAGCGGTCGGCGGGGGTGCTGGCGCCTCGGACAACGGCAAGAAAGCCTCGCGCCTCCACGGCACGAGCGAGCCGGAGTACCGACGCCCTGAACGCTGGGGGCGCAGCCCCCAGCACCAGCAGGTGTTCGACGCCACCGTGGCGCACCTGGGTCGCTGGCGGTCGCGCCTCGCCGAGGCGTTGATGGCCAAGGACACCAAGGGCTGGGTGCGGCACCAGCGCACCGGGGCCCTGGACATCCGCAAGATCGCCATGATCCCCTACGGCACGAGCGACAAGGTGTTCCAGACCCCTGGCGCCACCCGCCGGGCGGTCAACACGGCTATCGACCTCGTCGTCGACCAGTCCGGGTCTACCGAGGCTGGCAACATCGCAGGCATCCTGTCCGGGACCTGCGCCAGTCTGGCCATGGCCATCAGCCGCATCCCCGGCACCAGCCTGGGCGTGCTGCTGTACGACTCGGATTTCTGCCGAGTGACCAACATCCAACCGGGCCTGGGCATCAAGCCCGACGCCCTGCGCAACACCACCCGGGCCTGTGCCAGCACGAACACGAACGAGGCGGTCGGCCTCTCCTGCCGTGCGCTCAACGACTACAAGATGGCGACCCGGCGGATCTGCATCCTGCTCACCGACGCCCAGCCGCCTGAGATCGATTGCAAGCGCATGGCCGAGGAGTTCGGGATCGAGGTCCACACGATCGTCGTGTGCTGCGACGAAAGCACCGCAGAACAGACCAAGCGGTTCGCTCAGAGCAGCCACGGCGCAGAGTACGACTACGCCAACGCCTATATCGGCCACGCCGCGGAGATCCCGGCGCTGCTCGATAGCCTCGTGCGGGCCCTCAAAGTGACGGGGGCCTGACATGAAAATTGCAGTATACCCGGCTGGGGGACAATTCGCCGAGGCCGCCTACAGTTATCTCGCCGAACGATTCGAGGGGACTGACTGGCATCGGCTAGTCACAACCGCCCATAATATCGTAGAACGTCTACGAAATGTGCGGTCCGGGCGCGACTTCGAAAAGGTGTTCGATGCATACCCGAAGGACTCCGCCGTGGAATCGCTGCTGTATGCGGTGTCTCACATGACCGCCCTCGGTAGATACAACATAGTGTTCGGCTCCGCTGTCGCCCGCTGGCTCATCACCCCGAATGCCAAGGTCCCAGAAAACCTCGAAATTATGGACTACCTATGCCGCTCTCGAGGCCCGGAGAATGCACCAGACGACGCTAACATGCTCACATGGTCTACCGAGTTCCTCCGTACCCTGGGAACGAAACCTACCTCGTCACGCTATCACCGCGCCCAACGCATCATCAACTTCGGGAGCCAACGATGACGCTCAAGAATACTGACTTCGGATTCAGCCGCACTATATATGGCCAACACAACCAGGCGCTTGACGCCCCAGTGACCAGGGCACGGGTAGACCGGCTGTGGAAGGACCTCATCAGTCCCGGCAGTCGGGAGTGGGCGACGGCCTATGTCGCGCTACGCGAGGCCGGACGGTATGACCTCGGGCCTGTGCGTGGGCTTTTTGCGACCCTCCACTACATGACCCGCCAGGGCATGTGGAGCATCACCGCTCCAAACATCATAGCCAAACATCTCACCGCTGATTACCCAGACGCGGTCCGACTTCATGACATCAACGCATGTTTCACACCCGCCGGCTCAAGTTCACATTCAACCAGCGAAGCCGCCATGATCGTCTGGCGCATAGACTTCGACCGCGACCTCACCGAGGCGTTCGCCGCGAAGGCGAAGCCCCTGGAAACACGGGCGACCCGCGCCCAGCGCGTCCTCGATTTCGGAACTAAGCCCACAATCTGAAATCTGACAAGTGCAAAGCACTACTATTGTGCAGAGTGGCTTATATATACTTGTATATATTCAACACTCTACATAATAGAAACATCGCACTTGTAAGATTTCAGATGGAGTCACCTATGAAACCCATCCGCATCATCACCCTCACCACCCTGGCCCTGGCCCTCGCGGTCCTCACGGCCTGGGCGATGTCGCTCCCCGCCGGGGACGACAGCCTCACCAACCTCACCGCCGCGCTGCTGTGCTTCATGGTCGGTGTCATCATGTCCCGGTACCTGCCATGAAACGTTTCCGATCGCACTACGCCCGAGAGGCCCACATCATGCTCGAAAGCATCGGCGCTGTGGCCGAACGCCGCACCCGACACGGCCTCCTCTACCGCCTGCCCAATAACCGCACCGTCCTCGTCTCAACCGGGCGTGCCCAAGACCAACGGGCACTCCTCAACCTGCGGGCTGAAATCACCCGCCTCATGGAGAACTGACCATGGCACTCAACACCTGCGTCCACGGCGCCCCGACGGGCATCTACTGCGAGGGCTGCGCCCAAGCAACGCGCCTCGCCACCCATCTGGCAAGCCTGCCACCGGCCCAGGGACAGGCCCCGGCCTCTGCCCCAGTGGACCACACCACTGCGCTGCTCACCGAACGCGGCTCCCGCTACGGCAAGTTCGCGGACCATGCCGCGGTGACACAGGCCCTCAAGAAAGTCGTCCACCTGCACATGGGCGCCCGCTGGGGTGCGATGCGCGACGACCAGCGTGAAGCCCTCGACATGATCCTTCACAAGGTTGGCCGCATCGCCAACGGCGACCCCAGTTACGTCGACAACTGGGACGACATCGCCGGGTATGCCCGCCTCGTGGCCGACGCCCTGCGTGGACAGGAGCGGTGACATGCGCCTCATCAAGTTTAGGTCCGGGAACGGCGACGATGATATCTGGATAAACCCCGACCACGTGCAGGCCGTGTTCGCCCACTCACAAGACGCCCGCAAAACCAAAATCTTCGTGGGTCCAGGGGACGACCACTACCAAGTGTTCAACCGTGTGGAGGAGGTGGTCGCGGCTCTCACCGCCCCGGCCCAGGCTACACGCACCGAAGTCGCCCAGCGGGTGTTGCGCCAAGGGGGCGCACAACCATGACCCCCTTCCTCTACAAGACCAAGGTGGTCGACATGGACAGCGGAGACGGGCAAGGGTTCTTCCTGGTGCGTGGCCGGGAGGATGGGTCCTGGTCCATCCACCTGCACCACTGGGACCGCAGTTCAGCAGGCTGCGACACCCCGGAAGCCTGCTACCCCGCCGCGCTGCAGATCCTCGCCGAGTGGTGGGTGAAACTCGAAGCGGCGCACGAACGCGGGGTTGAAGCCATCAACTCCTGGCCTGACCGGCGCCCAGGGTATCGCCCCGGCTGGAAGAAACGCGAACTGGCCGAGGCCAGCCGATCCTTGCGCCGCACCGCGGCAGCGTGGGTTACCGTGCAGGCCCAACTCAAAACCATGATGGAGACGCACCAATGGCCGACCGACCCATGATCCTCGCATGCGGCACCCTGCCCAGGTACTGGAAAGGGTGTCGCTGCGACCTCTGCCGGACCGTCCACTCTGAACACCAGAAACTGAAACGCCGACAGGCCAAAGCCGCCAAGGCCCCGGCGCCCACCACCGAGAAAGATCCAACACCATGAGCCTCTCCTACCTCTCCAACCCCCAGCACATCACCTACAACGACGCCCAGGCACAAGTCGGCCTAACCCCTACCAGCCCCCAACAACTCCTCCTCCGCGACCTGCTCGAGATCATCGACTCCCTTCACCAGGAAGTCGTAGACCGGCAGGACGACCTCGACCGCAACGAGAACAATGCCGACGATGCTAGGTCCGAGGGGTACGACGACGGGTATAACGAAGGGCATGACGATGGCCAGAAAGTCGGGCACCGTGAGGCCGACGAGGAATACCGAGCCCAGATCGAAGAACTGGAGGGGGCGATTCGGAAGTTGGAGGATCAACTGCGGGTGATGTCCGAGGAGCGCGATGGGGCCCTCGCCGAGATGCGGGTGGCCCGCGCTGCCCGGCTCCTGCGCGTGGGCCAGGACTGACCGTACCACTATCCCTAGAACCACTACCCATGACCACCACGACCGATAGGGTGACAGGTCCTATGACCGTCATCACTCCCGAGGCCCGTACGGAAATCAGCCGTGCCCTGGCCGCTCGCAATGGCAGCCTGACGGTGGCCATCTACCCCACCAACGAAGCCGAGGCCCACAAGTTGTTCCCGGTCATCGACGCCGACGTGCAGGCGGCGCTCGATGACATCTTCAGCAGCACCCCCTGGCAGTACCAAGCCCCGGTCGAAGACGATGAACTCGACGTATGGGTGCGCTTCTGCCAGTTGATGCCCATGTCCGGGCTGGTCTACCCCACGACCAACGCCAACGCCGCGCCGCTGGTGTGGGCCAAGGCCCGGTGCTTCCTGGCTGGGGCCGGCTACCAAGCCCACGCCACGCTCGCCGGTATCCTGACCCAACTCTATGGCATCTGCGACCTCGACCCGGCCGAGGATGAAACGACGTGGCTCAAGGCCCTCGACGCAGCGCACACCACCTGCGGCTGGCCTGCCCACCTGGGCCGCTGCGAATGGCGTCGGTTCGTGCATGCCCTGCTGCTCACCAGCGACCAGGAAGCACCACCGGCCTGGGTCAAAGCCCTGGCCCTGCTGCATGTCCTGAAGCACACCCGCACCCGCCCGTCTGGCCTCGTCGTCGCCCATCAAGGCGTGTCGATGTTCGTGGCCAGCGAGCGTGCCAGCAACGTGCCCGGCAACTGGCGGTCGGGCCTCACCGCCCTGCTCAAGGGGTTGGGGTGCCCAACCGGGTTGCCCCCGCGCATGACCCACCCGCTGACGGCGGCCTGCCGCGGCGTGCTGACCCAGGTGTCCGTCGACAAGTTGCTGGCGCAGACCCCGCTGGCCGACCTGCCCATGTGCGTGCTGGCTGGGCCGTGGTCCGAACTGATGCCTGACCCGAACCACAACACGGGGTTCTTCCAGACGGGCTTGCGCCTCGCCGGCGTGTGGCTGGCCCAGGGGGGCAAGGTCATGCCGTACACCGGATCCCCGGCGGACGCGGTGGCCTACGCCTGGAACGTGCATGACCCTGGCGAACACACGCACGCCCGGGACGCCCTCACGAACATGATGCCCAGCACCTACCCGCTGTCGTGGCCCGCCGACGCGCTGGTGCAGGCGTTCCCGAACCTCGAACTGTCCTGGGCCACGGACCAGGACGCCGCCAAGGTGCTGCTCGAACTGCCGCTGTTCGCCTCCCAGTTGCGGCGCACCAACGGCGTCATGTCCAATGAGTATCCGCTGGTCGCGTTCCTGCCAGACCAGCCCACGTTCGACGGGTCCACGAACCAGGGCAAGTCGAAGATCGCCCATGCCGTCGTGCGGGCCATGGCCCCGGCGGCGCCCAGCGTCATCGCCCCGGACACCGGATCCGCCCCCGATTCCCGGGCCGTGTGCGAGTTCATCACGGTCCACGGCACGGTGGCGCTCGACGAATGGAGCATGCCGAACCAGCGGTCGAATCCGCTGAACCACCAGAACCTGCAGACCCTGTGTACCGGCGGCGCCGTGGCGGTCGGCCGCGTGCTGGAGAACGGCGGCCATCTGGTGCTGCGGCACTCGCTCGTCGCCTCGTCCAAGGCCCTGGACTTCCCGCCGGACATGGTGAACCGCTCGCTCGTGTGGTTCCTGCGGGAGTTCACCCAGCAAGAACTCGCCCGCCCGGCGGTGAAGCGGGCGGTCGAGTCCGGCGGCCTGTCCCTGCAGTTGCGCCTCGCCACGTTGGCCTGCTGCGAGAATCATAACCTCGCTGCGAAACTGGCGACCGCCCCGTATGTCGCGGGCTTGCTGCGCTTCGACGGACACATGGTCCTGGCCCGGCTTCTGTACGAAGCCCGCACCGGGCGGCAGGAGAACGGTGAGATCGACCGCACCCTGCGCGAGATGCGGTCGCGCTTCGCCCGGCACACCCAGGAGGCCGACACTTCGGGCGTGCTGTCCAGCCTGGAGCAGGGGTCGACCACCAAGGTGCGCCTGTCCAACCTGTTCGCGGGCATGGCCGACGACCTGCTCGAACTGGTGCGCGTCGACCTCATCGGCCTGCAGCACACGTCAAAGAACGGACCGTTCAACACGGTGGCCCAGTTGCTCGAAACCCTGCGCCAGCGGCGGGGTTTCACCACCCTGCAGGCCATGCTCCCCAGCGTGACCGGCTCGCGTGGCCGCTGCACCGACCGCGTCGTCATCCAGGCCCTGGGGGCTGACATCAAGGCGGTGCTGCCCGCCGGTGCCACCTACCAGTTGCCAGACACCAGTTACCAGATCACCCGCGGCCCGGACCAGTCCGGGTATCTGCGACTTTCCCTGGAGAAACAGCCATGACCTGGATTGATCTGGCAACCCTCGTTTTGAACATCCTCGCCATCGCACTTGCTTGTTACGCCTTAGGGAGGAACAGCAAATGACCATGTGCATGGCGTGCGGATACCGTAGACCGATGTGTGCATGCACGACCACCATGAACTGGTGGGCCATCACTGACGAGGACGGTAAGACGCACATCAAGCAGTTCTTATCTAAGTCCGCTGCGGTGAAGTGGTGTACCCGCGACCTCGAACGGGACTGCCGAGGCTGCCGCCCGGCGACCCCCAGCGAAATTGCCGGGAGGGGGCCATGACTATGTGCATGGCCTGCGGCAAACGCCGCCCCGGGTGCGACTGCCCGAAATCAGCCCCCAAGGTCGAAGTATTCAAAGTCCAGCGCGATATGACCGGCGGCTACCTGCTGATCTACAACCGGGACGCCAGCAGCATGCAGCAGGTACCATGGAAGCAGGTGAAGAATCTCCTGGGCATCCACGGCATGCGGCCGATGACGAAACGGTTCGTCTACGCCGAAGTGTCCGACACCCATATCCACGTCACCGGCCCTGCGCCCTCCCAGGATTGGTGACATTGAATCTTGACTTGCGTACCCCTACAAGTATATAAACACATATGGGCTATGCCTACATTGACTTCGAGACGACGTTCTCGAAGTCGGTGTCCCTCACCGCCCTGCCGGTGAGGGACTACCTCACACACCCCCAAACCAAGATGCTGTCGCTGGCCCTCGCCATCGACCATCATCCCGTGGTCGTTACCTCCAACCCCTCCATCGCCTGCCGGTGGTTACAGCAGGCGGCAGCCCAGGGGCACACCATCGTCGCGCACAACGCCTCGTTCGATGTGCGTGTGATGACCATTCTGCTCGGGCTGCCGTGGCCCCAGACGGTCCACTGCACCATGGAACTGGCCCAGGCCTGGACCCCGAACCAGCCCGGCGGCTACTCGCTCGACAACCTCGCCAAGTGCTGGCTCGGGCACTCCCTGCAGAAGACCAAGATCGACCTTACCTCCTGCACCCAGGCTGAACTGGAAGCCTACTGTGCCCAGGACGTCGAGGTGTGCCGGGCCCTACACCAGGAAGCCATGCGTCGGCTCAACGCCTACGAGATCCGCATCCATGAGATGACCCAGGCCGTGAAAGAACTGGCCTTCGACGTCGACGTTGCTGCGGTGCATGCCGCCGCCAACGGGTTCGAGGCCCAGGCCACCCAGTCGGCCGCCGACGCCGCGGCCCTGCTCGGGGACCATGGGGCGGTGAACTACGACGCCGGTGTGCCCCGGTCCGTCAAGCCCCACGAGGCGAAGCGCCTGCTGCTGGAGAACCTGGGGTTCCAGACCCAGACCATCAGCATAAAAAAGATCAACCCCGAGAAACTGCGGCAGGCGGCAGATGCAGCCAAGGCCATCGACGCCCTGGCCCAGACCAACAAGGCCCTGTCGAACCGCCGCCGCGTGGGCACTTTCGCTCGCACCACCCGCATCGACTGCGAGTTGACCTACTTCGCGGCCCACACCGGGCGCTGGTCGAGCCGCAACACCGGCAAGGGCCTCAACCTGCACAACCTGCCGAAGCGGAACCCGCTCGTCGCCAAGCCGGTGCGCCAGTTGTTCGTGCTGCCAGACGACCTGTGCTTCGTCCGCGGCGACTTCGCCAACGTCGAGTATCGGGTCGAGGGCCTGCTCACCGGATGCCAGTATGTCATCGACCTGTTCACGAATGACGTCAACGCTGACCCCTACGCCAAGTTCTGGACGGCGGCCACTGGCCAGCCCTGCGACAAGCGCAACCCAGCCGATGTGCCCAAGCGCCAACTCGCCAAGGCTGCGGTACTCGGCCTCGGATTCCAGATGGGCCTGCAACGGTGGATGGAGGAACTGGCCCGCGGCCTCGGCGACCCGGCGTTCGGCGTCACCCTCGCCGATCTCGACGCCGTGTGCGTATCCAGTGGGTGGACCACGCCCACCGACCGCCGGGCCAAGGCGGCCATGACCAAACTCGGCGTGCCCTGGCAGGTGGCGGCCGTCGCCTACCACACCCGCGAGTTGTTCCACAGCCTGCACCCGGAGTTCGCCCGGGCGGCTCGCTGGCTCGAAACCGCGGTGGGCCGGGTGGCCGGCGCCATCGATCCTGACGCGGCGCTGGCATGGGCCTACAGCCTGCCCAATGCCCTCGACCGCAACATCGTCGACATGATCCCGGACGATACGATCCAGGGCCGTTCGCTGCGGGTGCGGTGCGGCCACTGGGCCCACCCCACGGTGACGTGGCGCGACCTGCTGGTGCGCGACACGCCGTTCGGGGCCGGGCTCACGTTCGTCCGCGCCGGATCTCGCCCGCCCGCTCGCACGACGATCAACGTGCTGATCGAGAACATCACCCAGTCGGCGGCGCGTAACGCGCTCTGCACCGGGCTACTGGAACTCGACCGTCGCGGATACCCCTACATCCTGCATGTCCACGACGAAGTGATGATGCTGGTGCCCCGTGACCGGGACGCCGTACTGCAGGCCCGCAAGGACATGATCGAGGTCTTCGGCCCCGGCGGCTACGTCGCCTCCAAGGGCTGGGACTGGTCGGCTATCATCAAACCCGGGGACATTACCATGTCCCGCACCCTGTACGAGGATGAGAAGTGGGCCGGCTCGGCCTGGACCCGCCTCGCCCAGGGCGACCTCTCCGTGTTCAAGGAACTGCCATGAGTTTGCCGCGAGTCACCTACCCGTTCATCCCCTACCCCGGCGCGAAGCCGGCTATGCAGGCCGTGTCTTCGGCCGACCGCCCGCTGTATGCGCTGCTCGCCGCCTACAACATCGTGACGGACGGCACCCCGCTCTACGGCGAACTGCGCGGCGAAGACCACAACACCCAGGCCCAGGTTGTCACGGATGCCATCTACCGTTCCGGGGTGGACCCTATCACGCTGATGTCCTGGGCCCTCAACATCCGCAAGCCGTGGGGCAGGTCGGTCGTCGACCATCTCAACGGCATGCACCTGTCCCCGTACCAGACCCAGGCGGTGTCCCGCCTGTCGAAGGTCGGCGGGGTCCTAGCCCTCGGCTGCGGGCTGGGTAAGACGCTGTGCGCTGGCTCGTTCGTGGCTACGCACTGTCCGGTCGGCCCCGTCCTGGTGCTGTGCCCGCTCAACGCGGTGCCCACTTGGAAGCGGCAGGTCGCCAACGGATTCCTGCCATCGAACACCCGCATCCACTCGGTCGACTCGGCGCACACGCTGGTCGGCTTGAAACCCCAGGGCGGGTGCGTCATCTTCGATGAGGCCCACATGCTCGGCGAGCCGACTGCCCGGCGCACCAAGGCGTGCCTCGACATCCGGCTCAAGTTCACCGCTGGCCTATGCCTCACCGGCACGCTGCTGCACTCAGGCATCGCCCGCACGCTCACGGTGCTGGACCTCGCCATCCCAGGGCTGGCCGGGTTCGCCAGCCGGTACTCGGCTGGGGACTACTTCAAGTGCCTCGCCCGGAAGCAGATCGGTGGCCGCGTCGTGACCCAGGTGGAGA